ATGAAACCGCAATCAGCGAAGGCAAAGGGTAGGAAACTACAGCAGTGGGTGAGAGATCAACTCATTGAACATAGGGAAGTACATCCTGAGGACATTGAGTCGAGGAGTATGGGTGCAGGAGGAGAGGATCTTATTATGGCACGAGATGCTAGACAAAAGTTCCCTTTTAGTATAGAATGTAAGAACCAAGAGAAATTGAACGTTTGGGATGCTTATCAACAAGCAATTGATAACTCTGGTGACTATGAACCTATTCTTATAATGAAGAAAAATGGTAAAAAACCACTGGTTGTCATGGACGCAGAAAGCTTTATCAAGTCCAAAGGCTGATATGGAAGACTGGCGTTACTCAGACGAGAGAATGTTACTGAGGGCAGAAGTCTTTCGTGCATTGCAACATCATTTAGCAGACCATACACGTGCAGTGTATGAGTTCTGTACACTATGGGTAGATCTAGGAAATCCTACTAACAAAAGTATAGAGGAAACATTCCAAGACTATCTACGTAAATTAGCAGAGGATTCTTATGCAAAAACTAATTAATGCAGCAGCACTATTCGCTGGTGCAGTATCACTCGCTGTCGTTGGTACAGCAGGGTATGTATACATCAAAAAAGACGCTATCATTGAGAGTGTCAAAGAGAAAGCACTTGAAGCAGTGATGGGAAGCGTTAGCGAGTCACTTCCTAGTGTTGATCTACCAGAGATGACAGGACCAGCAATGCCAACTCTACCAAGCACACCATCATTCTAAATACAACTGCATAGCAGTTTTAGAATGGCAGAAGAAAAAAAAGAAAAACCTAAAGGTCCTATTGGAAAACTCAAGGAGTTCTCTGAAGATAAAGAGGAACAACTTGCTATCCTTAGTACATTTGTTCGCCTTGGTATTTTAGTGTGGTCCGGTGGGATCTTAACTCTTAATTATGTTACGATACCTGGTTGGGAACAAGATAAAATTGACCCAACCTTCATAGCTTCGGTCTTCACAGGAGTCACAGCTACGTTCGGAATTCAGACGGGAAGTAAGAAGAAGAATGGTGACGGTGGTGGTGCTAACATAAGTAAAAAGGATATGGAGATGTTGATAGAGAAAGCATCACAAGCAACACCACATCAAATTATTAAGTTAGAACAGGGACCCGTGACAATATCCTCAAACCCTAGTAAAAAGGTGTAATCTAATACCTTTGTGAGATAATTAGTAGATAGTATTTAACTAAGCTAATGTCTCACTATACTGTAGGTTATCATGATAACTACAACGGACTCCATGAGATCTGTGAGTATGCAGATGATGCATTCTCTGCTATAAAGCAAGCAAGAGAAGATCTAACAGGATTCAACTCTCCGCATAGAGCAGAGTACTGTATCAAGGAGGACTAAGATGAACGGTAGATTAGATAAAGTTGCAATGACTTCTAAACTCATGCAACTCAAAAGAGAATTGCACTATAAGTGTGAGATCGGAGAGAAAGGTAAGTGGGAATGCAACGGTGCGAATGAGTACCTAAACAAAACCCTAGATATATTGGACGAGTTTTGGCAATGACTAAGTGGATGAGATTGAAATCCCTAATATACAAATAAGATCATTAGATATACCTGAGGTTGGGGTGTTTCCAGCACCTGTAACTCCATTCATTTATGTGCCAGTTACAGTGCACATAGGTAAACCTATTGTAAACATACCTGGTTGTGTGGAAGCACACCAAGATGACAAAGGAAAAAGTCCCTCGCTGAAGAAAGATGACAGCGATGGGACTTTTGTTTTATGTGATGGTCAGATGCCATCGTACGATGCGATAGACTATGTACCAGAAGACATTATACTAACGACAGAAGCAGCACCACCTATTGTTCAACCACCACCAGATCCACCAACCACACCAGAGGTTCCTGAGACTGGAGGTATAGGAGAAGAACAAGAATGTCCTGCACCAGGTCAACCAAGAGTGGGTGACCTAACTCAGAGTGGAGATGAGAAAGTTATTGGTCATGAACTACAAGGCACTACCTGTGTGGTATTGTATGAACCTACTACTACATTAGAAAAATTTTTACCGTCATCAAATGTGGTTACAGCAACTGCAACCATTGCAACTGTTGCTACTGCGTCTGCCCTATTTGCAAAACCCCTAGCGGATTTGCTTCTGAGGGTTTTGAAACCTCTAATAAAGAAGGCAACTGATACTGTGAAGAAGAAACTGGGGCGTCATCGGACTTTGTCGAAGGCGGAGATTGCAGCAAATAAGTATCGGGGTTCAAAGGGTCTTCCACCTTTGAAGGTTTACCCAAAGAATAAGAAGAAGAAGGGATAGAGTGATTATGATTTGGTAGTGTATTTGGTGGGTTCACTAACACCACGTCAGCACACACTGCATAGTAAGGAGACTTTGGATGAAACATAATACCCTGTTTCATCAATTCTCCACAATTTTTTAATCTGGCTATCTCAAAGTCGAGTCTCTTATTAGCGTTAGACTGTGATAGAAAAGCGATCTGAGTTGCTGCTGCTTCTTTACATAAATTTCTTAACTTCTTATCAAGTGGGAAACTTATAGTACCACTGATACCTATGGATATATTTTGATTGTTCTTCTGACCTGTACGAGTTGGTTTATAGTATAGTATCTCACCTGGATTGTCAGGCACCCCGTCATCATTGGCGTCTAGGTTGTTGTATACAGGATCCATCCACTTATCTTCGTAAGGATGCTGTTCGCTGAGACTTCCTGTAATGAAGGGCGAGAGGTTCATCGTAGCACCTTGACAAGATATACCACCACCATAAGTGTTGGTAATATAAGGACCTTGTAAAACTTGTATTGCCTGGTTGGTGACTGAGCCGCTACTGTTTGCTACTGGGTTAGCAGTTGCACTAACTCCTCCTACATCTGTTGCATGTACAGGGGTTACACTTACACTTGCTGCAAATAATAGACATAATTTTTTTATTGTGAGAAAATTGAGGTTGTATCTGTGACGCTTTGAATCGTCGTTGTTCGATTTATTATAGTCTGTGTCTGAAGACCTGGGGCTTTGTAATGTTCCGTAAATTGGAAGGGTGCCCCCACATTTGTCTGTGTCCAATTGGGTTTGTTGGCGGTGTCTAGACCTGTCCATGATGAAGTTACTCCGTTCAATGTATTTGATTGAGCAGTACCTGTATCAGGTGTCATGCTCGTGCCATCGTGTTGTACATTTGTACCACTTACCGAATATGTCCAGCCAGTAGCGTAGTCCATAGAATTAATGGTCTCCGTCACAGTGGAAGTCGTTTCCGTGTGGCTAGTCATCGATCCCTGAGTAAAATTAGGGACCACGGGCACTGCACTAGCAGGTGCTACTGCTAGTGTAAGAAGTAAGAAGGGAAGTCTTCTTACCATAACTTAAAATATATTAAGTTCTGTGATGCTTTGTCCAGTGGCTGTGGTACCTGCTCCACCAGCTGTTATTGTCATAACCCCTGCACTGGTTATGGTTCCAGCGAGTGATCCAGCAGTACCTGCTGTAGTTGACGTTTGATCACTGAAGTTTCCTACAGCACCTACTGTTGGTGCTGATGTTGCAACAGCGTCAGCTTGAGTGTATGACGCTGTGTAGCTGAACGCTGCACCTGGTACATCCTGTGTTGCTGCTATTGTACCAGGATTATAAACTCCTGAAGTTATAGTACCAACTGATACTGTACCTGCTGTATTTCCATCAGTGGTATCAACACCGTTTCCTGTTACGGAAAATGAGGATCCGATCCTCCCAACTTGTGTTGCTGCTGCATCTACTCTGAGTTGCACACTCGAAGATAATTTATGCGTGATGTCTGCCTTTGCAGCAGTCATCGGAACAGCTAACGCTAACATAATAAAGGGTATGAGTTTTTTCATTTGCAT